CGTGTTTCTAAAGCAACAGCGTTAATCTGCTTGAATACTTTTACTTGTTCCCTAGTACTCGCCGTAGTTAGAGCAATACGTGCCTCCAGTCTACGGTAGGAGTCTGTGATATTAGTTACGGCTCGTGTAGACCCGATGACTGCGAAAGCAGCACCTGCTTGGAGAGCAAGTCGCTTCAACATCTTCCCTGCATTTTCGGTGGAAGTATTTATTTTATCAACTGAACTATTTAGCCGGTCTAAGTCTGCTCTTGCCTGTTTCGAATTCGATTTTACCTCAATTTCGATAGCCATTATAAAGTTTCCTTTAGCATAAAAATGCCCCTGTCAGTTAAACCTAATGTTGTTAGGTCAACCATCAGGGGCATCTTAATTCATGTGTATTTTACAGAACCAGCTGTAAACGTGAAATACTTACTGAGAGTTTTCTCAATAAACCGGGGTGGTGCTTGACTGGAAGAGCCATCATTCAGAAGCTGAATGTAAGGCGTTCCATTAGTTATGTATAGAGTTTCGATCCGCGAGCTAGACAAAGGGCCTAGGACTCTGCCTCTTTCTCTTGTTGAGACAGCAGCATCCATAGCTACTCTAGACTTGCCTACCGTCCAAGAACCTCTAGCACGACCAGTGTCTATCGGTGTTTGGAGCTGTAAGTCAGCGGTGACAGCGATGCCAGAAGCGCGTTGAACGCCGTTTATTAAGGTGATGAGTTCAGAAGTCATTCTAGCAAACTCGCTCTCAACACCTATTAAATTCATTTTAACACCTACTGCCATAGTGACCTCTTTGGTTATTTGTGAGCTTGTTGTAGGAGTGCGCCGAAGACAGACTTGGACAAAGAACTTTGCATCGCTAGACGCTCTTTTTCTTCTTCATCTCTTCCATCTTCCCACACTTTCATTTGTGAGAGGGAGCTAAACAACTCGTGGCCACTTGCTTTCACTCCAGCTGCGGAGAGTTGCATAGCGGCAGCGTTGTCTGCCCTCCATCCTATAGGTCTTGCATCAAGGTACTTAGCCCAGTTACGCAGTTCTGCTGCTGGCATATCCCGCTCAATCAAGTAGACAGGGATGCCTAAATGAAAAGCGAGATCATACAGCCATAGATCAGCCGGTTCTAGCCTTTTCCCTCTGGAGCACCAGTGACGCCCATTACGCCTTCAGCAAGCTTGGTAAGCTCAGTCATAGGGAAACCGTCAATCTCTTCGTCAGTCATCTCTTCTGCGCCTACTACTGAGGTGCGAATGATGTACCGCAGGAGCTCTAGCTGATCCATGTCGGATGCGTTTTTTCGCTTAGCAAGTTCTTTGGTCTTCAGGTCGATAGCCTTAGCGCCACCCACTGTGAGAGTTCTAACTTCAACTTCTCCGTCCATGAAAGGAACTGTTCGTGTTTGTACTTGTCCGATAAATTGCTTCATTGTATTAATCCTGTATATGTTAGTTTGTATTTAAGTTTAGGTTATGTTACTTGTCAAACAGATGACTGTTGTTCGCTTGGAACTCGTCAATCAGTTTATGCATTTTGTTTAGTACATCGAGAGTCTCGAAAATCTCGTTACGTTTAGCGTGGTCTTCTGGTGAACTTTCATTGGGAAAGTCTTTGAAGCGATCAAACGTCTTACGTGTACTGAAGTCTATATCTTTCTTCATGTTCCGCAGTGTGGTTTGTAGTACGAAAGACTTATCAAATGGAGTAGTTCGTTCGTTATCCATTATTAGTTAATCCATTAGTTTATAAGAATAGTAGAGAAAAAGGAGACCCCGAAGGATCCCCTTATACTCAATACAGTCAGTACTTAAGCAGGAAGTGCGTAAGTGCTTGTGCCGCTACCAGCAACTAAGCTGAACGGGCCATTGAAGTCGCCGTCGATAGCGATTGACATTGTAGCTTGCAGAGCGTCAGTCAGTCCGGGCTGGATCTCAAAAGATGCGATCTTACCGAAGAAGAAGAAGTCAGCAAAAGTGTCAAGATTGTCAGCAGTGACAATTCGGCTTGCGTTAACAGTGATATCAGCGTCAGCTAAACGAACTCTGAAACACAGACGTGAACCAGCCTTACGGATAGTTTCAAGTGCGTGGTGATCGCTAGGAACGTAGTTCAAAGAGAATTCCAAAGAAGCGTTGTCAGACTGACCAGAAACCTGTGAAGAAACAGCAGCGCCGTAAACAGGAACGTTTACGATGTTTGCAGGAGAACCCAAGCTAGGGAATTCACGGATGTTGCCAACGTGAACTACAGCAGATTCTGGAGTTTCGTCGATCTGAGAGTCAGCTGCAAGGATAGCAGTTTGGTTAGAGATGAACAGGTCGTTCAGAGCAGCAGCTGTAGTGTTGTCGTTGTTTGCAGTGTTTAGTACGTAGTCCAGAGTAGTGAACTTGGACGCACCGATAGAAGAAATATGAGCCATTAGAGAAAAACCTCTTAGTTGTATAAGTTGAAGTGAACCTGATAGTCGCCTCTGAAGAGGTTAGGAGTTTCAGGATCTTGACCTAGGATCTGTACGAGACTCTCTTGAGTCTGGGTTCCATTCCCTAGTGTTTTGTTTTGTAGTACGGTATCTAGTAAATCTGATATCTGAAGTATACGTGTCGTACCTTTATTAGTAGGAACGTAAACTTGGATAATCGCTAATCCCGAGATGCCGAATCGTCCGTAATCGATATTGCTCTTCAAAGGAAGAACTTCTATCTTGACGAATTCAGCAATGTTAGCAGGGATGGCAAAGTTGACAGGATATGCAGATATGCTATTAGTTGTCCAAGCGGAAGTGGCGAAAACGCCTTCTATGTCCCGCTGTACATTTACATATTTAGACATATTAGCCCTCCGTTACCCTGAGTGTGACAAGTCCCGGTTCTACTATGTAGGAAATAATGCTATGATCTACGCTTGCAATGCTTACTACACTGTATAGCTTTGGGTTAGGCAAGTCTGCTTCCTTAATGTAAACCTCTGACATAGGGGTAGCTATGTTCTCTATTGTAGGCTTCTCCTTCATAGCCATCACAATACCTACAACAGTAGATTCTGTAACAGTTGAAGCAGTAGCCCCAGTAGTGAAGTCATAGACTCCCTCAGAGCTTTCTTTAAGAATAACATCTTGCGCTAGATCGCCAACGGCACTAAAAGCAGCGTTGACAGCTTGGGTGATTTTTGCTCGTATTGACATAGCTTACCACCCTTCCCAAGACCTAGTACTATTTGCCATCATTGGTTTTACGAGTTTGAGAATACTATAAGGCAAGGTTTCAGCAGCAGTTTCGCCGACCAATTCAATGGTTCCGATCTTGATGCTTTTGAAAGTGCTGGACTTATCCATAACACCTTCATTACTTACCATATGGAAACTGAGTTCGAAACAAGCCTTTCGTAGGAGACGTATGTCTCTGTTCAGACTTGCTTCGGTCTCATCAGTCTCTAAAAACGTATAAGTAGAACTTAAGTATGCTCTAACGCCCCGACTAAGGTCTGTGTAGACCCCAGTTCGAGGGAAAGCCAGCATTTGCTCCGAAGAGACTACTTGACCAGCATAGCTTAACTCATCGAGATAAGCAGTAGCGGTCACAAGGGCTTTTTCTTTTAGATCATCAGTTGCACTTGCCCATTCACAGACATCCACGCGATCATCAAAGTAACTGTCAGCTTCGTTCAAGGTCACGTATGAATTGGTTCCTTTTACTAGTGCCATAGTCAGTTACTCCTGATAAGTTATGCGTGGAAGATTGGCAGAATGCCGAGGTTCAAGATGTCAGCTTTTCGAGCCCACGTAGGAGTTGCAACGGTTCCAGTGTAAGAAGCGTTAGATGCGAATGCAGTCTGTGTACCAGTGAAAGAGTAACCACGTGCGTGCATTACGTATCCCCAACGGTACCAAGCAGTAGTACGACCTGCGCCCATGCCAACACCTTCATTGCGATCAACAGCAACTGGGTTAGCAACCTGAACGTCAGCCATGAATACGGAGCTAGGCAGCATCATGTAAGATACTTTAACAGTAGACATAGCAGTAACACCAGAAAGAGCGGCGTTAGTAGCAGAAGCCAAAGCAGCAGAGAAGTTCCGTGAAACGATAACACGGATAACGCCACCAAGGATAGTTTCGAAAGAGATATTACCATCGGTAACACGCTCGTCATCAACCAAGTTAGCAACTTTAACGTCAAGGTATACTTCAGGAGAAATAACCATGTAGACGAAAGAAGGTGCGTAGTCAGACCATGCGCCCATAGCGCGGATGATGTGCTCTACTCGCTTACCGGGGGTAGCTTGAGTGTTATCAACCAGTGCTTCGATAGAAGAACCAGTGCCAACAGTGTCAGAAGAAGCAGCAACGTAAGCAAAAGCTTTGCTAGCATCGCCATCAACACTGTTACCAGCGAAGGCAGCAGCATAGCTAGAAACAGCTAGGTCGTTAGCAGTTTTCAATTCAGTGTTCATGACACCAGAAAGACAAGCTCGCAGAGCCTGATCTTCGTCTTCAGCACGAGTCTCAGCGAAGTCACGAGCGATCTTGTTCAGACCTTCTTGACCAGAGATCAAAGAGCTGACCATGTATTCGTTAGCGCCGTGAGTTCGGACAGTCTTGATGTAAGTCTGGACTTCAGTGGAGATGTTAGAAGTCTTTCCGTAGTCTTCGTCTTGGCTAGCAACGTTAACAACAGCGTTAGCAGCACCAGTGGTATCTTCAGCAGATCCGCCAGTTGCGCCGACAGCGTAGTTGCCAAGTGGCTTGTAGAAGCGAACCTGACCGATGAAGTCTTCGCCGTTTGCATTGATGCTTGCATCAGAACCAACAAGTTCCGTACCAACAAGCTTCTTAGCGCGTGTGTACAGTTCGTCAGAGTATGCAGAGATTGCTTTGTTCAGAGTGCCGAAAGCGGCAGATGAGATTGACATTAGAAATGTCTCCGTGATTGATTAAGTTAGTGTTAGGTTGTGTAAAGTTAAAGCCACTTGTTCTTGCCATCGAAGTGACCAGCTGCAGATGCGGCAAGTATTTCTTCGGTAGACATTTCACTGATGGACTTAGTAGTGTCAAAGCCTCCAGTAGGGGCCTGTGGTGCTTGTTGCCCAGTCCCTGAAGACTGTTTTGGTTTAAAAAGAAACTCGTTACCTTCGTCTTTCTGAAATGCAGTAGCGAAGTCAGTAATAGTAGTTCCAGTTCTGTGAACCCAAGATCCGTTTTCGTCCTGTACCAGCTGAGAGACTACAGTGCTGTAGGCCATTCCTGCTGCGGTGTCATTACGGAAGTCCATACCTTTGAGAGCATCGCGTACGACATTGTCACGGGTAAGTTCAGTGTTCTGTTTTCTAGCTATTTCCAGTTGAGCAGTCATCTCAGCAATGCGTAAATCGCCTGCTTCTTTATGCTTGCCTTCTTCTTCGAGCTGTGCTATCTGTGCTACTTTCTTTTCTTCTTCGAAAGTTACAGCACGTTTAACAGC